GTGCCGGTAGCGCAGCGCCTGGCGCCGGCGTTACCCGCTGCAGGCGTTTCTAAGCTGGTCGCCGCCCCGGCGGTGCCTGAACTGAGCCGCCTGGGCCAGATGGTGCGTAGTGTGCGTGGCGTCACCAAAGTGGCAGGCAAGCTGCCTGGTGGCCAGGTCGCAGACGCCATTCCCGGCGTGCTCGATACGGCACTGAACGCACGGACTCGCGACGAGAAAGCCGAGGGTTATGGCGGTGTGGCCGGGGGCATGGCTGGGGCATGGGCGGGCGGTATCGCCGGCGCCGCCATCGGGTCCGTGGTGCCAGTGATTGGTACTGCCGTTGGCGGTGCTATCGGCATGGCCCTGGGCGGCCTCGGTGGCGGGTCCCTGGGCGGGTGGTTGGGCAAAACCTGGTTCGGTGATGACAAGGACAAGCCCCAGCAGGAGCAGGAACCAGTCGACGGCCTGGCCGCGCCAGCGCCCCAGGCGCCGGCAGTAGCCACGCCGGTGATGGCAATGCCGGCGCCGGTGGTCGAAGCGCCCAAGCCTTTGCCGCCTGTGCTATCGCCGCCGGTGGTGGTCACCTCTGCGCCGGCGGCGAAAGCGCCTGACCCGGTACCGGCCGCGCCGGCGCATGTGGCTAGTCCACCGGCGCCGGTCAAGCTGGCGCCTGAGCCAGTAGCCCGGCCGCCAGCGCCTGTTGTCCAGGGCATGGCGCCGCCGGCGGCGCCAGTGTCAGTTCAACCGCCTGCTGTTACGGTAACGGCACCGGGCGCCAAAGCGTCTGCGCCTACGCCCGCAGTGAAGATCGAGGCGGGCGCGGCACCTGCCCCGGCACCTGCCGTGCCCAACAAGCCCAAAGTGCTCGAGCGCTTGCGGGCCGAGTCTATGGGCGATGTGGTGCGCTCGCTGGTTGAGGTGGCGACGGTTGTCGCTGCAGCGCCAGCACCACTGCCGCCCAAGCCTGCAGAGCAGGCCAAGTCGGAGCCGCCCAAGGTTGAGCAGACCTTTTCAATTGCGCTGACTATGCCGGTCACTATCGAGGGGGATGTGAAAGACCCTTATCAAACGGTGGCCGCCATGGAAACGCCACTGCGAGGCCTGTTTGAACGCCTGCAGCGCGAGTTTGCAGGCAACCGCTTTAGCGCCCAGCTGTACGACGAGGCGCACGTCTAAGGAAACGCGATGGCTTACATGGAGCTCATGAAATCAACGCTATCGTCATTGGTGGCGGCCGGTGAGGCCGGTCGTACCAGTGTCGATGGCATGTTAGGGCCGCTCAACGGCGCCGTCAGTGACATGATCGGTGCCGCGTCCGAGCTGGATAGCTTGCCGATCATTGGCCCCGCAGTCGGCGCAAAGCTGCAGCGTACTTTGCGAGCCATCAACGCCGCCCAGTCCACTGTGGGCACGGTGGCGTCGAAATACAGCCAGGTCACAAGCGCCGCCACCCAGGTGCGCGAGCGTTTGGGTACGCTGAGTGAGCAGGCCGGCAAAGCGGGCTCGGCCATCAACCGCATGGCCGGCAAGGTCAGTCCGTCGCTGACGGGCATTTTGCCCACCAGCACGTTTGGCACCAGTGCCACGCCGGCAGCGGCAGCCGTAACGCCGTTCCCGCATCTGCTGATTCTGCAGCCGCTCAAGGCAGACTCGCAGCCCTATTACTTCAACCTCAACACGGCCGCGTTTGACGAGCTGCAGCGGCGTACTGCGTTCCGCTGGGCTGGCCAAGAACGCCTGTCCCGCGATATCGCCCAGCAAGGGGTCGGGCAGGGTGAGGATACGCTGACGATCAAGGGGGCTGTGTTCCCGTTGTTCAAGGGCGGTATCAGCCAGCTGGATGCGTTGCGCACGATTGGCCGGCAGCTGATGCCGGTCAGTCTGACCACTGGTTATGGCGCAGTGCTGGGCAACTGGTGCTTGCGTAAGGTCGATGAAGATCAATCGTCTTTGCTCGCCGGCGGTATCCCGCGCAAGCAAGGCTTCACCTTGGAGTTCATCAAATATGGCGATGACCTGCAGAACGTCTGACGGTGACGTGCTGGACACGCTTTGCCAGGCCTTTTACGGACATTTGAATGGCACCGTTGAAGCAGTCATAGAGGCCAATCAAGGTCTTGCCGAGCAGCGGCAACCTTTTCAAGCAGGGCTGTTGATCATGTTCCCTGATATGCCCGCGATCACGCCTGATGCGGAGCACATCACCTTGTGGGATTAGATCCCGGATCCTCCAACCAACCCCGCCATGTGCGGGGTTTTTCATTTTCGGAGTGCATATGAAACCTCAGTTTCGAATAGTCGCTGACGGCCGGGACATCACCGCGCTGATCAACGACCGCTTGCTGCTTCTTCGCACCTTGGACAAACCCGGTATGGACTCAGACGAGTTCGAACTGCGTGTGGACGACCGCGACCAGGCCGTCACGCTGCCTAAGCGGGGCGCCAACATTGAGGCGTTTATGGGATACGAAGGCCAGGCGCTGGCCCGTATCGGTAGCTACCGGGTGGACCAGGTCGAAGTAACTGGCCCGCCGGACACCATCATCCTCCGCGGCAAGGCCAGCGACATGCGCGGCAGCGGCAAAACCACCCGTAGCGGCAGCTGGGAGAACGTGCCGCTCGCGCAGATCGTCAGTGACTTGGCTGCGCGCAACGGGTGGAAACCTGGTTGCTCAGTGCAGACGAAGGTGGCCCGCGTCGACCAGCGCAACGAGTCCGATTTCAACTTCATCACCCGCCTGGCCAGGCAGTACGACTGCACGGCCAAGGTGGGCGACGGGCAGCTGCTGGTCATGCCGCGCCAAGGTGGCAGCACCCCCGGTGGCAAGGTCTTTGGTGCCGTCACCATCCAGCGCAGTGATGTGATCCGCTACAGCTTCCGCCTAGGCGACCGCACCACGCAGAAGGCCGTGAAGACGCAGCACCAAGACAAGAGAACCGGTGCGCTCAAGGTCGTGGAGCTAGGCAACGACGAAGCGCCCGAAGGCCTGCCCGCTGTGCACACCGACCGCCATGTCTACCCCGACAAGGGCGCTGCCGAGCAAGCGGCCAAGGCCCGCTTGGCGGCTTTCAACCGCAGCACCGCCGGCGTGCGCCTGGAAATGCTCGGACGCACCGATCTCTTTGCTGAACGCTCGATCAACGTCCAGGGCTTCAAAAGCGGGCTAGACGGCGAGTACCTGGTGGACAGCGTGGAGCAGGTGTTCATGCCCTCGGGCTGGTCGACCACGGTTGAGTGCAACGGGGGCAAGAAGGGCAAGGCGAAAGCCAAGGGCAAGAAAAAGAAGCAGACCAAACCACTACGCACCGTGGACGTGTCTGCGGCGTAACCCATCTCTCTGGAGACAAGCGATGCCAATCAGCGAGAAGCAGTTGTTACAGATCCTCCCGAACGCCGGCCGCAAAGCCGGCGTTTTTGTTCCCGGCCTCAACGCCACCATGGGCAAATACGCCATCGTAACGCGACTGCGCATGGCTGCGTTCCTGGCTCAGATCGGCCATGAGTCGGGCCAGCTGCAGTACGTCCGCGAACTCGGCAATGACAAGTACCTGTCCAAGTACGACACCGGTCGCCTGGCTCAGCGGCTTGGTAACACGCCTGAGCCGGATGGGGATGGCCAGCTCTATCGCGGCCGAGGGCTGATTCAAGTGACGGGCCGCTCCAACTATGAAGCCTGTAGCGAAGCCCTGTTCGGAGATAGCCGGTTGCTGAATACGCCAGAGCTGCTTGAGCACCCAGTCTACGCATCAATGTCGGCAGGCTGGTTCTGGCAGAAGGAGGGCTTGAACACCCTAGCCGACAAGAGTGATTTCCTGGCCATCACCAAGCGCATCAACGGCGGTACCAATGGCCTGGAAGATCGAAAGGCCATCTACACGCGAGCGCTTGAGGTGCTGCAGTGAACGGGTGGGTCTCCCGCCTATTGGCTGGCGCGGCGCTGCTGCTCGCCTGTGCGGTTGGCGCCCGAGCAGCTTGGGTTTGGCAGGCTAACGCATATAACGCGCAGCTCGCCAACCAAGCCGACGACTACGGCAAGCAGTTGGCAGAGAAAGATCGTATCTACGGCCTGGAGCGGGAGAGGGCGGCTGCCGCCGCGCTCGATCATCTGGCTGCACAACAGCAAGCTCGCAGCGCCCTTGAAGCCCGTCTGCGTTCCCAGGCACAAAACCACTGGCAGGAGATGCAAGATGCTCAGCAAACTCAAGCTCGCCTGCGTGACCGGCTTGCTACCACTGATCTGCGGCTGTCAGTCCTCGTCGACTCAGGAGGCGTTGCCCGCTCGGGTTGTGACGGTGGGGTGCGAGAAACCGCCGGCACCGGAGGCGTGGTACCTGGCGCCGTTCGCGCCCAACTTGACCCAGCGCATGCTCAACGAATTATCGCCATCACCGATGAAGGCGACCGCGGACTAATCGCCTTACAGGCCTGCCAGGCCTACGTCCGCGAAATCACCAAGCAGTAAAAGAGGCGAGCCGGGAAGGATGCGTCAACATCCAGCCCGGCCCACCGAACCCGCAGACCCTTCCTGCAAGTCCAGCCGTGGCCTCTGCCTTGTGCACAAAGCGCGGCGAGCCTATCACCTGTTTATCCATACAGTAAAGACTTGCATACCTATGACCTCTCCAATCATCCCCTGGATGGGTGGCAAACGCCGCCTGGCCGACCGCTTGATCCCTCTCTTTCCCCCTCATGAATGCTATGTCGAAGTCTTCGCCGGCGGTGCCGCGTTGTTCTTCATGCGTCACCAGCCCGCCCCCGTGGAGGTGCTGAATGATCTCAACGGTGACCTGGTCACCCTTTACCGTGTTGTGCAGAACCACTTGGAAGAATTCGTGCGCCAGTTCAAATGGGCGCTCAGCTCCCGGCAGATCTTCGAATGGCAGAAGATGACTCGTCCTGAAACCCTGACTGATATCCAGCGAGCAGCGCGGTTCTTCTACCTGCAGCAGCATGCCTTCGGCGGCAAGGTAACTGGGCAAACCTTCGGTACAGCAACCACTGCGCCGGCCATCAACCTGCTGCGAATTGAGGAAAATCTCTCCGCCGCGTGGCAGCGCCTCGCTGGCACCTACGTCGAGAATCTGTCTTGGCTCGCGTGCGCTGAGCGCTACGATCGAGCGCACACGTTCTTCTACATGGACCCCCCGTATTGGCAGACCGCGGGCTATGGCGTGGACTTCTCTTTCGAGGAGTACGAGCGCATAGCCGACTTCATGCGCCGGTGCAAGGGCAGTGTGATGGTCAGCATCAACGACCATCCGGACATCCGGCGCGCTTTCGAAGGCTTTCACTTCGAGTACGTGGATATCCGCTACAGCAACACGAACCAGCGGCATGGCAAAGCGGAGATGACCGGCGAGCTGGTGATTACGAACTGGGTGCCGGCATCGCTTGGCGGCTTGTTCTAATGCCGGTGGACTGTCTACAGTAGTCGGACCGGTCACAGCTGCGGTTGGCCGACTCGCCTAGGCAACCGCAGCTAGCGCGGCGAATTGATCACTGAAGGCTTGCAGGCCTACTACAACCCGAGCGCTCTTTACTTGCAACCTCCGGACCTCCAATGAGAGGGGCCGTCCTGCATAACTAGGCATGTGCTATAAATTATTGGGGATATGAGCGCTGGTGCAAGAAGGCGCCCAATCCAAAATAATCTGAAATGCGCGCCATCTTTGAGTGTTGAGGAGGGTGGTGTGAATGTTTATATTGCTTAAGTTTTGGCTTTCGAAGAGGTTACCTAATCATTTCAATATATTTTTTTGTTTCGGGCGTTAGTACCGGTGCCAGTGTGTTGACGTCGAAGTCAGAGTTAATTTTTTCGGCTAGGTCCTTAACGTACTCCATGAATGCTGGGGTACTGCCGTGCTTTATTAAATTGCTGGTAATTCCGTTGCGGATTTGATGTATGATTGTGTCTTTGACGCTCAACTTGCCTTGAAGCGTAGCAATCTCTGCGCGTAGTGTCGTGCACTCTATGGCGTGCGTTGACCTTATGTTCGAAACTTCGTTATCGTATTCGGTTTTTGAGTTTTCTTCATTTTGTTTTGAAGAATGTTTTAGCTCGTTTAATTCTTTCGTGGTTTTGTACAGCTTGCTCGCTGGGTCTCGCTCGGAAATTTTTTCCTTGATGTAGTTGAAAATTAACGTTAAGGCTACCAGGCACAATACCGCAACATTGAACGCCCAGTCGTGTTCTTTGGTTAAATCTTTGAACCAATATCCAGTAAAGAACAGTGCGAGCGAGGAGGCTAGTGCAAATAGTATGTTTAAAATACTCATTTGTAAGCCTCAGCTATGGTTTAGAATGATCTTTTTGCGATTTAGATGTCCTACAAAATCTGCAGGGCAAGATGCCATTATGTTAATAATTGGTATGATCTGGGATTCGTCAATTTTTTGATCGTCATTAATGAAGTCAGCAGCAAAAGAAATTTCCATGGTCTTGGTGGTGAGTTCATTGAGCGACACTTTAAGTATAGGTCTGTCAATATTGTACTGGTTGATGGCTTCCAGTATTTTGAGCTTCGTGGTCTCTTTTTTTAGCGTGTATCTGAAAGTTAGGCTGATTTTATTAACGGTAAATAAAGGGCTAATGGCCTGAGTTCCTACGTATCTATAGTCTGAGAACTCAAACGCAAAATCGAAATAGTTAATATCGTCCGAAGATCGGGAGTTTCGAAGGTCAAAGTTACTGACACCTTCAATTTTCTTGATGATATTGAAAATATTTCTCTCTGTCATATTTGCTTCTAGCTCTTTGCTGGGGGGTTGTTTTCGTGTTGTAGTTTATTGGTATTTTTTACTTGAGTTACTCTATAAAATTTATATCTATTCCTTATGGTCTATCAGCTGAAGTTCTCGTCCCATCGGGTGTAGAGCAACTGGGAGAGGGCTTGAGTCTGGAAACGTTCTTGGGTGAAAATATATCTTGCTTTCATATCCCATACGTGCGCAGCGATGCACGCTTGTAGCGCGACTCCGCAAGGCGGACGATGCACGTTTAAGCGGAGATTTTCAACAGTGGACGAGGGCGGGGCTGAGGATTTTTAGGGCATAATTAGCGCAAATTTCATGGCGCGATAGGCTATCTCGTGCTATGCGATCCCACTAAAAAGAGCTGATTTTACAGGACTAATGCGGCCTGTTGGGAAGCCGGGCGGGTTCAAATCCCTGTTCCCAGGCCTTGTAGCCGCTCCATGCGATCCATTTGCTCAGCTCAAGCCTAAGTCCCTCGTTCAGGTTTAGCTGAGGATGGGGGTTGCTGGGGTTGATTGAGTTAGAAGGGGATTCCCGAAATTTTAGTGAACCGAGGATCGGTGTATGGGATTTTTTCGATCAAACCATCTTTTTCTACTATGAGTTCGAAGGGAGCGAGGTCTACTAGTCGACCAATGCTTTTTCCGCCAATATACAGCTCCTCTCCGTTATTAAAGGCCTCCTCATTAAAGACGAATTTTTTAGTTGTGTCGGACGGCAGTGCGCGCCCGCGCGCATATCGGGGGGCGGATTCAAGGTTTGCTATTCGGCTGGACAAGTCATTTAGTGAAGCAAGGATTAGGCTAGTATCTTCTGATACTTCAATCTTATGAGGTAGTTGGGCGGGTTGTGTGCCTAAAAGTTGTATCATTGAGTTTATATCGTTTGGTGCGGCGGCCGTTTCGGATAGGGCTTGGGCTACTTTTGAAATGTCTGCTTGAACTTCGTCGATGCGCAGCGTGTGTCTGTATTCTGTTGTTCGCAGTCCCTGAATGTCGAAAATTCTAGGTGTGACTGTATCTTTGATTAAGACAGTGGGTAAGTTGAACGCTTGTCGTACGCCTAACTCATATAGGACGTTAGGATTTCGCCCGATTAAGTCGCAGATAACCAGATCGCTTTCAATGATTTTCTTAAGAATGTCAATAATAATGTAGTTGCTGGCTGCAACAAAGTCTGCTCGATGAGCGTTGTAGCCAGCAGCGATGCAGGCCGGCTTGATGAGATGTTCATAAACTCTTCTAAAATGTCCTGGGTCGTATCCGTCCATGTCCGCAATAGGCATCATGACAAAGCAGGATTTGCTACCTGCTTTTATATCGTCCTGTTTAGTAAGGTTCTGCTCAATGGAATCGTCTAATTTTTTTTCTTTGGGGGTCATCCAGAAATTCCTTAAGTAGGATTTAAATCCATTGATGCGGTTTAGAGAATTCGTGCGGCGCTCAAGGCGGGGCGAGACATCACAGAATTTCTTCCTACAGGTAATTCAATTTACGCTGAGCAGTCAGAAGTTTCCATCCAGTGCTAGCTGATATTATTTTAATATGCCGTGTTGTCAAGAAATTTTAGCGGTTCTGAGGGGGTGTTAGAAAATTGGTATGCGGCGAGAATCCAGAGCCGAGGTCTAGGCAACGGAGATCCTAAAGCCAAGATTATGCCCATCCAGCACTTGCGTTCGGTAATCTATATTGGAAATCACGAGGCAAGCCTGGATAGCGGGAGACATCAGTGCGCTGCAATCATGCTGTAGGTTCTGACTTGATCTAGATATGTCCTGGATGGAGCAGGGCTGGCTTTCTACCTCAAGTCCGGAGGCGGTCGATCCCGGCTAAGATCGCTTCCGCATGAGTATCCAATGCCATTAGGGCAGCCATCACGTTGTCATGAATGTGGATTGAGCCACGTTGACTGACCCAGAGTGAAAGCTCTTCTAGGGCTGCTCTGATAGCACTTTGGTTCAGGATTAGCAGCTCCAAAGTGTCTGCTGTGATTGCGGCTTTCTCGTCCAT